AAACAATGATAACCATTTATAACGGTAGGTTGATTTGAAAAAGAATAGCCTAACCAATCAAGCCATCTAATTGTGCGCTCATGTTCAATAGGAACAAGGTTTTCTACCCAATCATATTGATTGCAAAGCCAATCAGACATTAGCTTTGACGTTGTTAAAAACTTACGTGGCTGCTCGTCCAATACATTAGAGCCTAGCAACCATATATGCCCAGACGAAAGATTGGCTGTGTTTTCAAAAGGATAAACACCAAACATACATACAGGCTCATCTTTGTATAAACCTGTCCACGTTTTTGCATGTTTGCTAGATAAAGGTACGTGGAGCGCACGCCACGGCGTTGCGCCATGAATCATGCACTCCCGTATATCGGTGTCTCGAAGATGATGTTGTAAGTATCCAGCATGTTCTATTGTTGCCGTTACAATCTTTACATCACCATCTTCATGGAGGGCGTTAATTGAAGACTTTGGAAAAGCCTGCTTGGACTTCCTTGACATAGGCTGGGTCTCTTTTCGCTGGATTCCAGTAACGCTCGTCAGTCATCATAGAGCGCAGTTTATCTTCTGTCATCCCAGTAGGTAAGCCTGCATCAGCAGACATTTGCGCACCACCTACTTTAGACATAATAAACTCAAGAGCCTCAATGCCCTTTGCCGTTTGCCCAATCTGCAAGATAGCATCAGCATGTTCTTCTGGGAAAAACTTGTTTGCCCATAGGTCAACAGCTTCAATACGTGCATCAGCATTGTCACCAAGATTAGCACGCTCTTGTTGCAGGTCGGGTGTTTGTGAGTTTATAAACTCTGCATATTGCGCAATGCCAGATTCAAACTCTTCTTGGCTATATGCATTTTCAAATGCATGATCAGCCCACCATTGGAACAGTGGATTATCAACAGCCATTTCTGCATCAATAGATTCTGGTATCTGATAATCGCCAGCAGTAGCTGGCCTGTTTTCATAGGCAGCAGTTTCAAACTCTTGTATGATTTGCTGCCGCAGTTCTTCTTGACCAGCACCAAGTTTCTGCTCAAGAGATTGGTAAGAAGACGCAAGGTCTTCTGGTGTATTAAATTTTTCTGGTAGCCATTCTGGACGTTCAGCTACAGGTGCTTCAGTTGTGGCTGTGGCTTCAGCCGCTACTTCTACATTATCTGCTTCGCTCATTTCTTTGCCTTTTCTGCTTGTTTAAATCGCCTCTCTATGAGGCCCACTAAATAACGCTGCCCTTCTAAATGACGTAGTTCAGCGTCAGATATGTTCGCGCCACTTACAGATTCAATAGTGATAGAGCGTAAATACTGCATCACTGCTTTACCATTAGGTGTGCGGAACAAACTGTTTATGTTCTGGGATATTCTATCGTCTTCTTCTTTGGGGCGTGGAAACCCATCAAGGCCTAAGTTGAGTGACATCTGGTACTTCACCTCTTTGCTGTGCCTGTTGGTATCTTTGTGCTGCTTCTGCAAGCTGCTGTCGCTCTACGCTATCACGCACAAGACTATCAGGCACACCAAATTTTTCAGCCAAATGTACTGCAACATCTTCAGATTTAATAAGCAAGTTCAAAATCTCAGGCCCAAATGTACCACCAACAAGCTGTAAATATCTTGATATAGAAGTAATATCTTGATTTGCTTGCGCTTGTGCAAGGGGCGAAACTGAACGAACTTTAACTTCTCTGCCATTAATAACAGGAACTTCAATGCGTCCCTGCTTTTTCAAAATGTATACAACTCGTTGCAGTATTGGTTGAACCATCTCAGCCTGTAGTCTACCAAAGGCAGACCCAATCCTTCTTGATAAATCAGCCATGCGTTCTGCAACTTCAGTGGCTGATGCTGGTGTTTTGTTTGGGTCGCCAAGCATATCATTATATAAAGCTCTCTTTATATTGTTGCGCATATCATTAAGAATAAGATTGGCAACATTAAAGTCACCAGCAGCACGTATTGGTTGCAATCCCATTGAACCCATCGCCTTTGGGATGATAGTCCCTGGAACAAGATTGATTGTATCTGTGTTCATAACGCCATCATCATCCATCTGATAGATGCCTGAGATAGCCATTTGTGCATTTTCAAGAACAAGCTCGATTGTTAAATTAGTTGTCTTAATTGCACTAAGGGCGTTGACAAGAGGACCACGCCCATAAATTTCACCACTGGCTTTAGACCAACGAAAACATATAAATGGGTTTGAGCCAGTGCCTTTAAACTGTTCGTAATAAATTATTTCTTCGTTAGCAATATCGATGACATAATAGTCATAACGCTCTTCATTGCGTTTTTCATAATTTCTACAAACCAGTTCCAGAATCTTACACTCTGCTTCTGGCTGTGTTGCAATAGCTTTAGCAAGTCGTTCTGAAACGACAGCACGCTCATAGGCAACAGGAATCGAACGGTTCTTAAGAGTCCTCTCTCTAAACACATGGTCAATCGAGCCATCTGCACCTGCGTCCAGCACGACAGACGGAAGCGGTATCGCGTTAAAACGTATTGGATTGAGAGCATCACCTTCTTCAACAAGCAACACGCCTGTTCCAACAGCCAAGTCCATAAACGATTCATGTATTTCTTGACCAAAATTAGAAGATTGCAGAACTTCAAAAACATAATCAGTCACCACATCAAGTTGATTATTTACTTGGTCAACCTGTTCATCTGGTATTTCAGAACCAGCAACAAAGTCTGCCCAACGTGCAAAATTTGGCACAAGACCAGATTGAAGACGAGATGCAAACTCTTGTGTTCCCACAACGGCAGTTTCGTCAAAGATTTTATCATCACGACGTTGACCAGCAACTTCGTAATAAAAACCTTGCCGCATAGGTAGTGCATATTCATAGCACTCGTCAAATAATGGCTCAAAGTTTAAGCGTTTTTCTTTAGCACGCTCATACTTTTCCAACATCATTTTTGTCTGATGCATTACAGAGTCTCGTCAAAATAACCCATGCCGCCTCTGCCGCCTGTAAGCAAAGAGGTTGCACCAGTGCCACGGCGTTGTTGCTTTACCGTTTTTTCTAAACGCTCTTCTCGTGTTCTTGCTTGCTCTCTTCTTTCTTGAGCTTCGGCTTCTTCACGAGCTTGTTTTTCCCTTGCCTTTGCAGCTTCTTGTTCAGCCTTTTCTTCTGCTGTTAAGCCTTGAACCTGCGGCCTTGCTGGTCTACCTACACACATAAGCAATCTCCTTTAGTTTTTCATACAGTTGCTTTTGCATATAAAGCAACGCACATTTTACATTCTGGCCCATAAGCCTTTGCGCTTCTGGCGTGGTTTTCTTGTAAAGACATCGTAATTACGTTCTGCTTGAAACGGTTTAGGCGCATGCTGCATATTCGTCAAGATTGCACGCCCTTCGCCAGAACCAAGCATTAAATACTGCAAAGCGTCATGTATATGTGAGAAATGGTTTTTATCTGGCTTATCCATATAACGCTCACCAGATACTTGCAACCGTCTGTATTGATAACCGCCCTCAAAGCCCTTGATTATATTACGACACCTAAAGTCAACCAGTAATCCCGAACTACCATCAACCATGCGATTGAGTGCTGAATTAACTGATTCAATCCTAAGAGATACATCATTAGACGGGGCTGGACGTGCGTTAAGACCTGCACCGCGTAGTATCTGAAATGGAGTTGACTCATCAGTTTGAGCGCGGAAATCACCTGCTGGATCACCGAAAATGATAGCTTCATTAGTTGCATATTTTGTAGATAGTTCTTGTCGGAGGACTTCGGTAAACTTAACGATGCCCATATCAAACGCTACTATCTCTTGTAATATCAACCAACGTCCACGCACTTTTTGTGCAACTACCCCAGCAGGAGTGAGGCCAAAATCAAGACCAATATAAACAGGTAGTCCTGCGGCAACAGGTATTTCTTCTTTGGCAACATGGACATCTGCTGCAAAATTGGCATAAACGGGTTTACCATCTTTGATACTCCCAAGGCGATTCATCACATATACATCTATCCAACTCTTCGTCTTCCCTTGTACAATGTTCGGATAGTAGTCGGCTCTCATATTGTTTACGTTTTCTGCGTTCTTGTTTAGCACGTAACCTGTAATGATCCCTTCTTCGTCCTTTGTTTCCAGCATGCCTGCTGGTTGTGTGTAGAAATTCCAGTTGTCTGGCTTGACCAACATCTTTGCTTCTTCTTTGGGAATATGGTCTGGAACGGGAACTTCGCCTGACATTATGGGCCACCAGTGATCTTCTTCTGGCGCGTTTGTGTCGGCTATAACTCCTGTCCATGTGCATCCACCATCTTTCATTGAAGGGAAACGACCTACACGCATAGAGCATGCGTCAATAATAGATTTGGGTATCTCCCTCGCCTCGTTAATCCAGATGCCTGTCAATTCTAGGGAGAGGAGTTTCTTGACATCTTCTGGTCTGTCGAGAGCGAGGAAGATAACTTCAAGGTCTAAGTCTGCTTTTTTGATGTGATGTGTATACGGCACAGACCAATGGAATTTGCCCCAGTCCTCTTCTGGAAACCAATCCAACCAAGTTTTAATAGTGGTAGTTTTTAACTGTGGGTTTGTGTTTCTGATAACAGCCCAGCGTGATTTACGTACACCATCTGCGCCCTTCTCTTGCTGTACAGCACGCCTAAATAATTCAACGCAGCAACATACAGACTTGCCTGACCCGACAGGGCCACGCAACGCACGAAAGAATGACTCGTCTTTCATAAAAGATTTTAGGACTTCGCCATCAGGTTTGTATTTAAATTTGGTCAATCTTGTGATCCTTACCAAACTTAATCATACGTTCCACAACTTCTGGCCCGATAACAGCAATAACTTTGTCTGCCTCTCTGTCAGTCTGGAACTGTTTAGGATGGTAAGCAAGATGCACCTTCTTGACAATCTGGCGCAGCATATCGCGCTCTTCACGCTTTAGTGTGTGTAGGAAGCTCATCTGTATCTTTTGGTTTTAGCTGATATCTTTTTAGGCTGTTTGGAGAACTGCTTACCAGCACGAGTTGCTCTTCTTTTAGCAGCGGTGGACGCTGCATATTCTTGCGGCGATAACGCCTTGATTGCGGCTGATGGTAGATAACGCTCGCCTGTGGCTTTTGGCCCTTGGGTGGATGGCTTGCCACTTTTAGTTCTCCATTTTTGTTTTGTCCACTTCCGTAAAGAAGCCTGTGACGGTCTTAAAGCCATAGTTTCTTTCTCGCTACAATATAAAAAAAGCCAGCAAACATAAACAAAATAGCAAGAGATAAAGAAACAATGCCGATAACTTCAATCATCTTCTCTCTTTTTAGCCGCGCCTCTTTTATCTGTCTTTGTCTTTTAGCCCTAGCATCTGCTTGAAACTTAACCCAATCTTCCCACAGACCATAACGTCCGTAAAGATACATAATGCTTTTAAGTTCAGCCTCTTTTCTTTTAACCTCTTCAAGAGCCATAAACTCTTGCAGGTCGTTACCAAATGTACTGTTACGCTTCTTGCTCGCTTTGGATTGCAGATCTTCCTTTGCAAATGCAAAATCCGCAATCGCTTGCCCTGCCGATGCAAGTTCTTTCCCGTTTGCAATCGTTGTCTTGATGATCGCAAATGCACCGTTTATTGCCGCAAGCTCTGCCAACATTAGTTTCTATATCCGCCTCCCTTCGCCTTATAAGCCTTCGCAAGCATTTGCGCTTTTCTTGCTGACCACTGACCACTACGTCCGCCCTTGTTGCCAGCCTTAATGCGGTTAAACAATGCTCTTCGCATTGCAGGTTTGGTGTAATTACCAGCAGCGTTGACAGCCATTATACCTTACCTTCCTTTTGTTGTATGCATTCTTTTGCTGTAATTCTGGACAAAGGAATCTTTTGATGAATAGTAAATTCCATTTCCTTCAACCTATTTAAGCATTGCTCTTCTTTAATGTATGGCCCTTCTGTGTCTTGGGCAATGAGACATTGTTGCCCACCAAAAGCAACCCAACAAAAAAGAAGAGATGCATAAAACATTAATAGCCGCGTGAATAGTTACCAGAAGCAGGTTTGCGCTTTGCTGGCATCTTTTTCTTAGCAGCAGCTTTCTTGGCTGCGGCTTTGCCTTTGGCTGTATATGGGAACTTCTTGTTACCGACCTGTGGCATGTTACTTACCTTTCTTCTTTGCTTTCATAATTTTAGCTTGCAATGCTTTTGGCAATGTCTTTTGTTTTGCTGTAAGCATTGATTTAACTGGCTTCTTTTTCATCATTTCTTTTTCTTCCTCTTCTTTGCGGCTTGATACCTAGCTAATAAACGGCGGCCTTTGGCTACCGCAGATGCTTTGTCACCAGAGTGACCCCATGCGACCAGTGATAGCTTCAAACGTGTCGGTCTGCCCTTCGCATCCTTTAGTGGTCCTTTTGCTGAACCCATGC